TACTTCTAGGAAAAAGGTTCATATATTTTTTACAGTGTTGACCTATACCACTCAGTGGAGTTGGACCAATGAATAACATTTAGTATAAAGATAATATTTCTTTTATATATATTACGCGATGGACTCTATCAGAAAACAAATTGAAGATGCACTTCAAAGACCGAAAATCAATAAAGAAACTGTTTATGGTATTCTTAAACAAATTGTCGATGTAATCGAACCACAAGCTCCAGCACCAGCTCCAGCTCCAGCTCCAGCTCCAGCTCCAGCTCCAGTACCACCAAAGGTCCCAGAGCCAGTTCCAGTTCCACCAAAGGCTCCAGTCCCAGAACCAGTTCCAGAACCAGTTCCAGAACCAGTTCCAGTAAAGACCCCAGAGAAAAAGAAGACAACGACACCAAAGAAAACCGTAAAGCGTGTTGTTAAAAAGAAGGTTGAGGAACCGAAGGTGTAAATTTATTTTTAAGAAAAACAAATCCGCCCATAATTATAGCTAAAAATAACACTAAGTAACGTAGAGGATACTTTTTCTTTTTTTCCTTTTCTATCCTTTCAATATCGTGCTTATCCGGAAGTTTTTCAACATTTATGTTGAGTTCATCTATCTTCCCGATAAGTTTATGTAACGCTTCAAGAATTTGCACTTCTTTATTGATAGGTTTTTCCTTGACGTCTATGGTCGTAATTTCAAGAACCATGTACCAAGATGCATTGGGTTGTAATGTAACATAGTCACTATCACCTTGTGATTCGTATATTTTGAAATGAAGTTTTTGTAAAGATATAGGGTTGAATAAATTTGTCTGACGCTGGAACGATTTCCATTGTTTATCACGCATGATAAAATCGTTACTTCCAGTAAAACTTCGTTCTAATGGTACACGCGCAAGAATTTGTCCATTACGTTCATCTAAAATCTGACCACGCTTTGGAATATCGGGACATATTATGTCTACATACTTTGCAACGTTCGTGGTACCTAAATCATTTTCGCCTATTTGTGTGATATAAAAATCAACTGGTTTTAAACCACAAACTTGTGATAATTCCTCTAAATGTAAATTTGATTCAAGCGTTAAATCTATGGTAAACGTGTTATTTGTTCCATTTACAAATTGGGAATCGATGATTATATATTGAACCTTTTTCGGTAAGTCCTGAAGCGATACCATCTTGTATTTAGTATATAAAAAAAATAAAGGTAATTATTAACAGTTATGTTTACATTCTACAAAAGTATGTGTAACTTAATAGTGCATACTACTACCCCAAAACCCGCGAGTATAAATACATTTGATAATGATTTTATCGTATCCAAAAATGAAGCGAATGAAACAATCATTTTAGAAATACCAAAACAACCTAAGTTATATTATACATGGAAAAATAATAAAAAATGAAATGGAAGACTATATCGCCTTACACACGTACGACTACATTCTCGCCTTTTGTCAAGCGACAAACGAACTCCCGGGTGACATACAAAGACTCGTATGGGACAAAGTTAATAAATACGACGCGTGTTCTCTCGAGTGCCCGGGGGCACCCAAAAAACGAAAATACGGTATGGGAGGAAAAACTGAAAAACTCGATAAACTTATTCGGCGATGGCGAGAACTGTACGGAACTCCATGAACACGCGTATAGTGAGTTTTGTTTTACGGATACGTTTGATATTGTAAAATACTCAAACGAATTAAATCGTTCTAAATATAGGGAGGTACAAAATTATAAAAGAGAACTCATGTATAACAGAATGTATGGTATTTTATGGGAATTATCACCGGTACCTAAAGACGATTTTGTACACGAGGATAAACTCGTCGAGTTACAAGTTCGTTTACATGAATCTATAGAAAGGTGTGAAGCCTTTGAAGAGAAAGAGAAAAAGTTTAAAGAAAATATACTAAATAAAATGTAATGCTGAGTATAATAAATCCGTACACTAAAACCATTCGAATATCATGTCCTACTAAACGTAAAGAAGGTATAGCTGAATACGAGCAAGTCAAGGCTAAAATTAGGAAATCAACTTTACAATACGGTATCGCCGTTTCAACGTACCATTTTATTTTTCATACACCTATTGATGGTGTGTCAGCGACTTTGGGTACAATTGCATCTTATATGTATGTCGATTCACTTTCTTCTTACGTCGATAACATAGAAAAAGTACCTGGTTTAAATAAACGATTATTGTTACCGACATGTCTCGCATTAGCCGAATCCTTGTGGAACACATCCGAATTACCATTTGATTTTAATATGGGGGCAACCTTATTCGGATTTTTAGCGTATAAAATGGCATTTTATCAAATTGTTGCTGAAGAAATATTAATGTACAGAGAAGACCTAAGTGATATAGATCAGATATAATATTAATATAAAAATGTCTCTTATTTACGAACTTACAAAACAAGCTGTTACTATTGAACGACTTCCAAAACTCGACGGTATTTTATCGAGTTTTAGAAGTGATAAGTTTGCACACGGTACATATTCACAAGTATACGGTGTGAAACCAGAACACAATTTTCCTAGAGAATGTAATCCTAAACATCTCGACCACGTCGCGTATTTTGGTGTTTCTTCATTTAATGATAAAATGCATATACTTGATTTTATGTATGAAGAGAAATACGAAAACGGTATGCGAATGGGTATTCTCGAACCGGCATTACAAATGTTGGCGAAAGATGGTTTGAAAACCATGATTGTTCCAAGACACATTTCAGAAGAATGGATTGATTTTTGGATGAATTACTTTAAAAATGAATTCAAGTGTCGGAAAACACTCTTACACTTTATCGAAAAATATAATCTTCACGGAAGCGTGGATTGGACGGAACTTTACAATACATTAAGTGACGATATGGACTTAAACAATAGCAACTAATGTGTAATATAATATAATGAGCCTTACTTACGAACTTCTTAAAAAATGTACCACGATCGTCGAACTTTTCGATGTTAATCAACTTTTTTCCGAATTAGTGGGTAAAAAGTGTAAAGTATATGGTTTGCGTGCCGATTTTGGGTACCCCGAACACCTTATTCCTAAAAATATGTATGGGTACCTCGCCTATATTGGTATTTCTAATAAAAAACTCGAAACATCGTACGGTCAAGCGCATTTTATTGAATTTTATTACGAACCTAAACAAAACGGTGTTTTAGAAAACTTTTTCGATATGTATATCGAAAGTGAAAAGAACATTCTCGAACAGAGTGGATATAAAAAAGACGAGGATTTTACGGTTGAACTGTTTCCAAGTAAAATTACGAAAAAGAATATTGCGTTTTGGAAACGATATTTAGACGATGAATACGACGTCAATGATAAAATTTCTTTACGCGATTTCTTAGACGATTACGAAATCGAACACAAAATCGATTACGATATATTAGAAGAAGGATTACCTGAAAACATCGACGATTTGGATAATGAAAGTGAATACGAAACGGATTCCGAACTCGAAGAAGGTGAAATAAGAACCTAAGTACGAGATGATAAAAAATGATTAAGAAAATGCGTCCAAACTGTGTATACGAAAACTGTCTCTGTCGCCAAGGAAAAAACGGGTTTTGTGTGAAACACCGTGAAATTGGCGAAGCTGTCGAAGCCCTTTTACTTTTAAGAAAATTAACACACCTAAGTTGTAATAAAACAAAATAAAAATTAATACATTAAAAATGGAAGCTCTTACCACGTTAATGCAAACTCTCGACCTCAATTCTAAGATAATTTCTGAAGGTGATTATCTTAAAATGTGTGACTCGATAAAGAAAATTCACGATTATATCAAATACGAATCTGAGTCTGAAAGTGAAGACGAAGAAGAATTTAGAATCCGCCGTGTTGATATACCTATACCTTTTTCACCTGTTCCTAGACTCCCACCTTTTGGAGATAATCTCGACGATCTTACCATATATGATACAACACCACCGCCACCACAATCAAGACGTGGGGATTTCGTACACGTGGATTTACCACCGATACAAACACCACCACCTGTTCCAGAACCTTTACGTGATTATATATTGGAAGATAATCTTATTGAGGTAAATAGACTAATTCACGAAACATTAAAAAAAATGGAAAAACTTAAACATAGACGAAACGTAACAAACGTTGTTCGTAAAGAGGCTGTGAAACGACGCGCCCAAGAACTTGGTATCCGTTTACGAAATTATACCATACATGCACTTTTTGATGCTGGACACGACGTTGGTAACGCGCGTCTTTTTTTCAAAACGTACCTTGAAGATTACAATGATGATATAGATAGACAATACGAAGAATTGTCTGCAGAATTAAAAGAGCTTGAACATGAAAAAACACTGATTATAGATGAACTTATAAATTTTTAATTAAAAATCATTTTACACCATTTTTCATTAATATTACCGAAAGGCGAGTACTCGAACAATAAATGTATTAATGCGCCTGCTAAAATCAGAACACCCATACCCTTATACACGAATTTCGTAAGACCCATAACTAAACCTTGTAAAAGAAGACCGATAAATAAAGCTTCCATCAGGACAGTGGTAAAAGCGCGCATTTTTTATCTTATACTATAACATAATATAAAAAAATGGATTACCAAGCAATTGGAATATTTTCGGCACTCGCTATTTTCATGGCTATATTTGTCTATGTACTTATGAGTAGATCTAAAGATTCGAATTCGAATATGAAACCAGAAATTGAAATGAAAGAGGAATAAATTAATTTAATTTAATAATATTATCTTGTGATATATAAAATGATACTTTTGATTGCTATCATTCTATTTATCATATTTTTGATTTATAGTATAAAACCCAGGAGCGAAGAGTACACGCTCGAAGGTCTTAAACTTTCGTGGAAAAACAAGGCGAGTATTGAAGGTGTTGTAGATAAATGGATCGTCGTTTTAAAAGACAAATCGGGTACCAAAATTCACGAGTACGAAAATAGCGACGCGGGTAACCTCAAAGACTTTACGGATGTGACCATGAACATAGTGGATAAAAAGGAGTTTGATAACAGAATTATAGGCGATAATACACTCGAACTGTACTATAACAAAGTTAGTTCCGATACTAAATTATATACGAAAACTGTGACGTTTACAGAAAACGATTTTAGTGGTGCTATTGATACGAGTAAACTTGAGGAAATTGATGCACCTGAACCCGAACCTGAACCGGTCGATTGTAAAGGTTATTGGAGTAGTTGGAGTGGCTGTTCCAAAACATGTGGTGGTGGAAAGACATCAAGAACCTGGACAACAACTACACAACCAAAAAATGGTGGTAAAGCATGTCCTTCTCCTTCATCAGAAACCAAAGACTGTAATACACAGGGGTGTAAAGTTAACTGTAACGGGTATTGGAGTGGTTGGAGTGCCTGTTCCAAAACATGTGGTGGTGGAACAAAATATCGAACATGGAGAACAACTACACAACCAAAAAATGGTGGTGCAGCGTGTCCGACAACTCAAACACAAAGTTGTAACACACGGAGATGCGGTAGAGGGGGTGGGAGCAGTCGAACACCATCTAAACCTCAGACAGGAGGGGGGAGGAGGAGGCGGCGTTAATAATGTACTATAAAGTTTCAATATTCATACATTTGTATAAAATCAAAAAAAATCTATGACTAATAAAAGAAACGCCGGCATGGCAAAAAAAGCTGCTATGCTCGGACTATTTGGTTTATTATTCGTAATTATTATAGGGGTAGCTTTGGCTGTTTACTTTAGTAATAAAAAAGATGACGAAGAAACATCGGACAAACCCGAGTTTACATTCGATGCGAATGCTAAGAAAACGATCAATCCCGAAGAGAGTGGATCCCAGGAAGGGTACCGTATAATAGAGTATGCTGAAAATGATTTGGATAAAAGTAAACTTATCGATCTTACGTTATCATGGACAAACGGCCAGGGTTTTGATTCTGTGAATAAAATTATACTCACACGGT